GTTCAGGAGATTGGCGAACGACTCGACGATTGATCTTTTTGCGTTTGATAGGTTTTCGTGTGTTCGCCATAAATAAAATTATCGCTTAGAGATTAAAACAAATAGATCATCGACACGCTGTTCAAGTCGATTGATTTGATCTTTAATTGATGAGCCTCCGTTTGGTTTTAACTCATTTAAGTAAGATTTAATAACCCAGCGCAGACCCACTAACAAACTTGTTGATATGGCGGATACGCCAACGGCGATACCAACCCATTCGTTGGCTGTCATTTCGCATTGATTCCATAATCAGCTTCTTTGCCAGACTTTGGATCAAGTGCTTTAGCAATAGGTGCAACCAATGCTCCAGCCAAAATTGCAAATTCTGGTCGGATGTCAGCAACAATTGCCATTAAGACAGTAATGCCGGAAGCAGCCACAGCTCTCAAATATGACTTAATTGCAGCCTTGTGTTTGTTTGTTAGTTTCATGCGTTGCCTCCTAGTAGTGGGATGTTAAAAAAGTCTCCTGTTTGTTTTGGATGGAATGAAATATGCACATGAGCGGTATGCGGTGATGCGCCTTTATATTTGCGCCAACGCCAGTTTAATAGTTTGCTGGCAATATGATGATTATGGATAACATATTTGATTCGCTTATCTGTTTTGCCAGCAATGCGGATTTGATCAGCCAGATAGGCAGATATTCCTTCAGCTGCACCAAGATCTGCTGTAATGTCGATAGCACAAACTTCACCTGAAGGTAGCGGGTTGTGATCCGAAACCTTTGATCTCATTTGATGTTGTGCCGAGGCTATCCAACCATCACTTTTACGGCTGCGATCCGGGAATGAATCATCAATTTGTTCCCTCAATTGAACAGCTGCTTTAGATAGGTAAGGTTTCATGTTCAACATTCTCGCAATTCCAGCGGTAAGTAGTTGTATCAAGAATCAATTCATCATGACCACATTCAGGCATTGGCGCAATAAAAGCATCAGCCACTTCATCATAAAAATAATTAATGCCAGCAAAGTTATATCTAATATTGTTATTGTAAGAAGTCTTTATCCAAGTGCCACCAAGATTATCTATTAACCATTGATAACCTTCATCACCTGCTGGATCATTATTATCACCAACTAATATTCTTATAACTTTATTATTATCATCAATTTCTGCCCAGTGGCTCATACTGCATACCTCACAATTACAATTCCACTTCCACCTGTACCACCAGAAGTTTTACCGCTTCCTGCTCCACCACCTGTGTTAGCAAGTCCATTACCACCTGTGCCGCCTTCATTAGCACCGCCAGCACCACCACCGCCTGAAACAGCTCCTGCTGCTGAACCGCTAGCAACACCAGCACCACCAGAACCGCCACCTGCATAATAAACAGTTCCGCCAACATTTTGACCAGTTGTAGTTGCTAAGCCCCAAGATGAATATGTTGTTGAACCAATTCCACCTGAACCGCTTGAATTATTTTCTCCTTGAGCACCTGTTGCGCCAGCACCGCCACCGCCACCACCTGCACCTCTACTTGCAAATTCATTGTATCCAGCACCACCATTATTTCCTTGCCCTGATGTAGCAGTTCCACCGGGAGGTCGTGATCCATCACCGCCACCACCACCGCCACCAGAACCACCATTGGCTCCATTTTGTGTGCTGTAATTGCCACCACGACCTCCACCCTTAACAAGAGTTAAAGATCCAAATTGCGAATCTGTGCCATTGGAACCTAAAGTGCCACCTGAACCACCAGCACCACCGGCACCAACTGTAATAGTTTGATTAGTTGAAATACTTTGAGATGCAAAACCTAACAATCCACCTGCACCGCCACCACCGGGATAATAATCACTTGAACCACCAGCACCACCTGCAACAACTAAAATATCGCAAGTTAATGTTCCACCAGATACTCCAAGAGTTCCAGATGAAGTAAATACTCGATAGTTATAACCCCCAGAAGTATAAAGTGTGCCACCCGTAATTGTTGGCCCACCAAGTTTTGATGATGCAAGAACTCCCAATTTGAACATTACGCAATATCTCCTACACAAAGCCATTCATCGGTTGCGATTTTAACGCAAGTAATTGCGGAATACTGAACTCTAGTTTTTGGAGTTGTAGCAGTTGCTCCTGTTGATCTGACTGTTACACCAGATGCTCCTGACACAGTTACTTGACCTGCTCCAGTTTGTGCAATGTTAATTGAAGTTCCAACAGGAAATGCAACAGAACTGTTCAATGGGATAGTTACTGCAATTGCTCCTGCATTTGCGTAAGTAACTAATTTGTTTCTTAAATCTGCTAAAACAAAGGTATCTGATGTAGTTGTTACAGCTCTTAATGTAACTGATGCAAAAGAGGCATCAACAGCGTTTCCAATGGTTCTAATGGCTGATGCGCCATCCTTGACTAAATCTGTATCGCTTGGAATTGTCCAAGCAAAATTGGTGGTAGTAGTAGGCATTTCTCTCCTTTAGGCGATTATATCTGCATGAGCCCAGTCAATTGTAGCGGATATGGTGTTCCAAGCCTCGCCAACAGGCACAGTATTCCATCTCATCGCCACCTGACTAAAATTCACAGGCGATAGGTTTATTGTCAAAAATAGTTCGTTAAATCGAGTGCTCCATTTCCAACCCTCAACATACCCTTCAAAACTGCCATTTTGGATTTGGCTTGGTAGATCGGTGATATGGATTGGCTGACCGACAAATATGCCTAATAAAGCATCTCGGTCGGAATCATCTAACTCTGGATTGGTAATTGGAAAAGTAATGCTGTCAAATAAAGGATATGGGACGGATCTTAAAGTGATGTATCGATCTGCTACTTCCTGAGCATTGGTAGCATCATGAATAGTTGAGTTTATAGTTTCTGACTTGTATCCATAAAGACCAATCGATGTAGCACTTATAGCTGTTGCTTGAGATCCAAAATTGTTCCCATAATTAATATATATATCATTGCGAATATCAGCTGCTTTTGTGGCAGCCCTTAAACCAGATCCCAAAGCCGTATTGGCTGAAATTTCTGTGTATCCATTTGCTGCCAAATATGTTTGCCTGTGATCTGCATCGGCATATCCAATGTTTCCTTCATTATCCTCATACAAATAACCAAGACCGCTATTAGCAATACTTGATGCAATGTTATAAACAGTATCTGGTGAATCTCCTCTTGCTTCCATTTCAAATAACCCTGGGCGATCAACTTCACCCAATCCAATGTTTTCAGCATTTGCCCAAGTTGTTGTTGGAGTGTATTCAGCCCAAGTTAAGGCTGGTGCTACTTCATTCCAAATATTTGTTAAAGAATAGGAAAGCAAAGTAAATATTTGATCTCCGTCATAATCTTGAGATAAAGTGTCGTTATAAACTTCTTTGGCAAGTTTAACCAAAGATCCCAATGACAATAAAGTATAACTAACCACCGTTGCAACTGATCCAGTATTTCTAACCTCAACAGTTATGTCTGATAAATTGCCACCAAATAAAGGGACAAAAGTTCCTGCGCTATTTTTAACTTGTAAGGTTAAACCATTATTAATTTCAAAAGGTAAAGTTTGACCAGATAGGGCTAAAACTTCAATCTGCAAATAAGATGGATTTGGTTGAGTGTAAATATCATCCCGACCTGCTTGATGAATAATGTCGCTGATCGTTATATTTGTGTATTCAGTTCCAGCAACAGTCAGTTTCCATTCTGGTGTCCAGACTGTCATTATCCGCCCTTGATGCCGTTATTGTAGAGCTGTGGCACTGATCTTGATGCGCTTTGATTTAAGACCTTTGCGACGGCTCTTGCAGCACCTTCAGAATCAATTGATTGAACTGATATGTTGTTAATTACTGTTGGATTGCCTGCGCCATAAGTAAAATTAGAACTTGGAACTGATGGAGTTTGTCCGAGCATTGCACCAGTTTTTGATGGGTTTGGAATATAGCCAACATCTGCTCCGGGTTTAATTATATTAACTACTCGAATTGCTTGATTAGCAAGTTCAACTAATAAACCAATAGCTTCTCTAACAAATGTTATGAATCCTGAAATTATGCCAGCAACGCTTGCAATTGCCTTACCAAAACTTTCAGCACCTTTTTGGCTTTGCGCAAGTGATGCACTTAAACCTTCGTCGCCAGTCAATCCAGCAATAAATGCATTTAAAGTTGGAATACCAGTTTGATTCAAAAAACCAATAAATCGCTCAACTTGCGGAAGCAAGGCAACTCCTAATGCTTCCTTAGCCTCATCAAATCCTACTTTTAATCGATCAATTTTGCCTTGAAATGTTTCAGCATTAGCAGCTGCTGCGCCACCATAAAGATCAGATAATTTTTGTTGTACTTGCGTGAAAGATAATGTAGATAATTCGGCTTTGGATAAACCAAGACCTAATCTGCCAAGAGCTGTGGTATTGCCATCTTGAGCCCGACCCAAAGCATTGGCAACAGTTTCAAGATCTAATCCTCGACCTTTAGCGATATCTAAAGATAGATTTAATAGTTTTTGAGCCTCGTTTACATCTTTTGTTGATACGGCTAAACGCTGGAATGCTGGTCTTAGTTGTTCATCAGCCACGCCTGTTGCTAAAGATGTCTTTAGGATGTAATCCTCAGTAGCCTGAATTTGACCTTCTGTTGCCCCTGTGGCGGTCTTTAGAGCAGCAGCTAACCTCAACTGTGCCTGTTCATCCTCTATCGCAGCCTTGACCCCGTCAATGGCTAATTTAGTGCCATAGGCAACGGCAGCAGCAGCAGCTACCGCAAAAGCAGCAGCAGCCTTCTTTCCAAACTCTGAAATCTTGCTTGAATTGCTTTCAACAGCCTTATCGGCTTCACCTAGTTTTTTCTTAAGATCATCAACATCGGCAAGGATGGATAACTTAAGCGTACGATTACCGGTTGCCATCAGACCCACTCCTTAATGATTCGATCAAAACTTTGTTCCCACTTGTTAATTAATTCAGGCTGAATTCTGCGAAGGGTTGGATAGATAAACCATCCACGACTACCTCTGCCTTGCCGTCCTGAATATGAAGGGAATTGTTTGTA